AATGACACGGCTGACATGTTCGAGTTCCCAGCGTACGCGGGCGTGGTTATCGAGGGCGCTGCGGTCACCACCGTCAAGGCGGGCACCGCATCGACCACGATCAGCATCACGCTGGGAGCAGCTGCAGCAGCCGGTACGGCCGTCACTGGCCTGACCGCTTGGGCAGCTGACGCTGCCGCAGGTACCAAGTTGGTGAAATTGGCCACTGCGGCCAACTCGCTGATCAATACCACCGCCTCCGGCTTCGTCAAGATGCAAGTCCTGACTGGCGGCGCCGGCGCTGGCAAGTACCGCGTCCGCGTGTTCGGTCGCATCTTGGAAGCACCCTCCGCTACCTAACCAGTAGATTTGGGCGTAGAATAAAGGGGCACTTTCGGGTGCCCCTTTTCTATTGGAGATAGCCATGGATCGAATGCTTCGTCACAAACCCACCGGGGTCCTCTATGTCTACCAGCCCGCGTTCGCTATGCGCGACGACTTCGAGGAGGTGATCAACGTGGAAGCCCGAGAGATCAAAGACCCCAAGCCTGCACCCCGCAGCCGAAAGGTCGCTGATGCGCCGACGCCCCCCGCTGTCGACGATACCGCTGTCAGCGCGGATGCGAGCCGCGGCCTGCCATGAGCTTTACAGTCGCGGATGTCCTGCTCGACGTGCGCGAGCTGGTTCAGGACACAAAGGCGCCCTACCGATACAGCGATGACTTCGTCATCCGCAAGATCAACCGCACCCTGTCGCGTATGGTCGTGCTTCGGCCGGACCTGTTCACGACGGTGGCAAACATCACATGTGTATCCGGCGGGCTGCAATCCGCCCCCGCGGACTCGGTACGGCTGATGGATGTCATGTCCAACGCCAGCGGCTCCGCCGTCAAGGAGGTATCCCAAGACGTGCAGGATATGATGATCCCGGCGTGGGAGGCTCTGACCCCCGGCCCTGCGGTGAACTGGATGCGATACCCGCGGGACCCGAACCGGTTCTACGTGTCGCCCTCCGCCGTGCCCGGGGCGGTGCTGTCAATTTCGTACGCTAAAGCCCCTGCGGTGCTGATCTCCTCGGACACAGTCGTTTTGCAGGACGCGTACATGCCAACCGTCATCGACGGTACCGTGTGGCTGATGGAGTCCATTGACGCAGAAAGCGTGGAATCTGGTCGAGCCAAGATGTTCCAAGACAGCTTCAAGGACCAACTCACCGCTGGCCTCTCCGCACGGCGCCTGACTGACTCCGGGGCCGCAGCGCTGCCTAAAGACGAGGTGATCCAATGACAACCTTTGCTTCTGTAGTGCCAGAGATGTCGGCGTTCCTACCCGGCTGCCCTTCGCTGGTCATAGAGAGCACAATTCGCAAGATTGCGACGGACCTGTGCCAGCGCGGGCGTGTATGGGAGGATGACGTTACATCCTTCCCAACGGCCATTGGCGTCTACGTGTACACCCTGACCCCCACTGTCGCCTACGCAGAGATTATTGAGCCCGCCCGGCTATGGTCTACACGCGCCGACGATACGACTTTCGACATCACCCGACTGACACGCGCCAAGATGGCCCGGGTGCACCCGGGGTGGCCTTTGAACGACGACGGAGAGCCGCAGCACTACCAACCCGGGGCTACGCCCGCAGAGCTGAAGCTGGCACCTGTTCCCGACGCTGTGATTACCATCCAAGCTCGTGCGAAGCTACGCCCCACAGCCACTGCAGCAGAGTGGCCGGACTACCTGTACCGGGAGCACCACCGCGCTGTTTTCCACGGCGTATTGCACGAGCTGATGGGCATGCCCAACCGCACTTGGTCAGACGCTAAACTGGCCGTGTACCATGGCAAGCAGTGGACATACCTGCTGTCGCAGGCTACGATTCGGGCAGCGCAGGAGTATGGGTCTGAGGACCTTACTGTTGAGATGCGACCTTTCGCTTAGGAATCAGCATGGCAAATATCAAATTCACGAACTTTGCGCGCACTGCGCTTGCTGTTGGTGTCGGTTCTGGGAACGTCACCATGTCGGTGACCGGGGGCACGGGGGTGCTGTTCCCTGCGCTCACCGCTGGGCAGTATTTCTACGCAGTGCTGGAGAATGCCACACTGGACCGGGAGATTGTCAAGGTGACCGCCCGGGCTACCGACACGTTTACTGTGACACGCGGGCAGGACGGCACCACCGCCCGCGCGTGGGTTGCTGGGGACAGTGTGTCCCTGCGGTTTGTAGCCGCGGCTATATCTGATGCCGTAGTAGGTATCATGCTTGCTGCGAACAACTTGTCTGACGTGGGGAGTGCGGCTACCGCACGGGCAAACTTAGGGGCGCTGACAGCAGGCGACAATATCGGTGCCGCCACTGCGACTACCCAATCCCCCGGGGACAATTCCACGAAGGTGGCAACGACCGCGTTTGTGACAGCGAGCACGTCAACAGTTGCCCCGCTACAGCCAATTACCGCCGCCATTGCATCTAACGCCATAACCATCACACCGTCTGCTCTCTCTCTTGACTTCCGCAACTCCACGCTTACGAACGGATCAGTGACAAGGGTTTCAAGCACACCTGCTGCTTTGGTTATCGCGGCTACTGACAGCTTCGGCCTAGTCACCGCCGCAGGCAATCAACGCATCGCCATTCTCGCCATCAACAACGCAGGAACGATTGAACTTGCAGCCTCCGCTCTGGTGGGCGGTGTGTCTCTGGATGAAACAGGAGTGATTACCACGGCAACGGCGGCAACGCTTGGTACGCACATCAAAGCAGCCAACGTTCGTACGGGCGTAGCTTATCGGGTGATCGGGTTTGTCGATGCCACGTTCACCACTGCTTCCGGGTGGGGTTCGCTTGTTCTGGTGCAGGGTACTGGCGGCCAAGCACTGGCTGCAATGTCAAGTCTTGGGTATGGGCAGACTTGGCAGAACGTAACCGGCAGTCGTGCATTGGCTACGACCTACTACAACACAACTGGAAAGCCAATAGCGGTATCAGTTTATGGGGCAAGCGCCACGGTGGGGGGATCCATGTCGCTGACGATTGGCGGGATTGTTATCGCTCGACATTCTCAGGCCTATGCTGTTGACGGCTCCACTATATATGGGGTTGTGCCTATTGGCTATTCCTACAGCGTAGCAAACTCAGGTGCCAGCCCGTCATTCACATGGTCTGAACTCCGCTAAGGACTAAGCAATGCAACACTACAAAGCACCTGACAATTCCCTGCACTTCATCGAGCCTGAGTTTGCTCACCTTCTGCCTGCTGGCTGTGTCCAGATCACGGACGAAGAAGCCGAAGCACTGCGCCCGGTTCCTCCACCTCCCACAACGCAAGACCTACTTAACAAGTTAGACGCAGACAATACGCTCACGCAGCGCAACCTGCGCGAAACCGTGATGCTGATGACAGAAGCTTTCAAGACCGTCACCAATGGTGCGGTGGACCTGTCAGCCATCCCCGGTGTTGCCAAGGTGTACGAAGTGGAAGCACAGGCCGAGGCACTAAGGGCGCAACTGTGACCATCCTCTACCCTGTCGCCTTCGCCCTGCTGTGCTGGTACGCCTTCGCTATGTGCGTGAGCGTGTATCGCTTGTGGGTTGATGGCAAGCTGTCGCCATTCAACAAGGCGGTGTTTCTGCTGCCCGTTTTGTTCTTTGTGATTCTCGACGTGATCGGTAATTACACCCTGTTCATGGTGTTTGGCTTTCCTCCAAAGGGTGCCCACACGATCAGCCAGCGGCTCGCAATCTACCGGGTGAAAGAAACCGGATTCAAGCAATTTGTGGCAGTAACGCTATGTGATCTACTTTCTGAACTCGACCCCACAGGAGCACACTGCTGATGGATACCCCAAATTTCCAAACTCTGTTCAACGTAGCGCTCGGCGTGATCAGTTTTCTTCTAGGGCTGATAGTCCAAGGGTTGCGAGAGAGCATGGCCCGGCTGCAAAGGGCTGACGCCGAGCTGGCCACCAAGGTGCAGTCGATCGAAGTTCTCGTTGCAGGCACCTATGTCAAGCGGGACGACATGGACAAACTGGGCGGGGCGATCTTCGCCAAGCTGGATCGCATCGAAGCTAAACTTGATGGAAAGGCGGACAAACTATGAAACTCATTGCCAACTGGCGCA